ATCGATTAGAATATATGTGGGTGTTGCGTATTGTGCCTTTAAGTGTTTACCTGGCACAAATATAGGATGAAAAGTAACCTGATGCGTATCCAACCAGATTTTCTTTTGTCTACTAATCTCATCATGGTATTCTGGTGATGCCGATGAAGATAACATCTCAACAGGAATAGGTAAGTCTCTAAGATATTTCAATAATGTCAATGCACCTGGAAATAAATCTAGTGTGGCAAAGTTTTGACCTGCAATAAACTCACGAAATTGCTGTTCATCTTTAACAGCCTTCTGTGATGATTTTGGACCATACAGTTCTTCAAATCTCTTATCAAAATCTGCTATAACACCATCCATATCTACCCATATCTTATCATACTTATGCTTCTGCATGTATTAATTCCTTCAAGTAGTTCTTAAATGTATTTTTATCATATGAAAGAAAGCACTTGTACTTTAATGCTTTAATTCTAATATTAGGCCAGATCACATCATCACTAATCTTCTTGGACCACATCTCAAAGAATCCTAGTATATCATCTAGGATCACCAGAGTTTCAAATGCAATATTCTCTTGCATAGTCTCAGTCAGCAACTTAGGATATTCACCATTCTTTACTGTAATCAATTCAGTAGGAGATGCAACTTGATCCATCAGATATACTATATCATTCTTCCATACATATGTCAATGACTGATTGATTTTCTGCCATTTCATGTAACTATCTTCGGTCATTTCACCAATCCATCCTGCTTTACCATAAATCATATTTCCTAGTATATAATTTCTCAATTCATCCAATGAGTATTTCCGTGATAACTTATGAAACGTGTACTTATCTTTGCGTTTCATAAAAGTATCTTTGGTGACATTAGTCTTACCATGATACTTCATGAAGTTATAGGACTCAGAGGTGAAATGCAATTTCAATGCCTGGTATAAACAGAATGATTCATATCCAGAATTATCAGTAATCATTATATTGGAAGTCTACCCTCTTTCTTCAGCAAATTCAAATTGGTTGCTTCTTCTTGTATCTTAGATTTGATGGCCTGTGATAGTAATGTGGCAGCAACTTCAATCTCTAGTCCAGTTTGCTCACAATACAAACATACTGCTTCCATCATTTCAATTCGTTTCTCTGTTGCTAATTTCATAATCATCTCAGAGAATGACTGTATTTCATCTTTAGTCGCCATGATATTCCTTATCTATAAAATATGTGATTCCCAATTTGCATTACTTTGTGATAGTTCTTCCAATCTGGTCTTACATGAATTTCATGAAAGTATAATGCATTTAATTTAGCAAGTTTATCATGTAACACATTATTTGTCAATGCTTTTTGTGCTAATTGTACACATTGATTCCACACATATCGATTAGTAATCTTAGGTATACTATTCGTCCATGAGAACTGGTACACCGTTTCTTTATCATTATTCTTGGTTCTTTGATATACTACACCGCAGATGGACTTAGGATATCTATAATTGTGTACTCTATTCATAACGACCTGCCCAACTGCACGGCGACCATCATAGGACTCACCGGATGCTTCAAAGTACATGGCTTTGGCTAGACAGTCAATCTGTTTAGCATTCTCTTTGTTTGAAATTAACTCATGTATATATTGTGCTTGAAGTACATTAAGTTCTTGCTGAGTAAATTCTGCACCTGCGGACAAATGCATAGGCAAGATGGATAAAAATACAAATATAGGCGTAAAAACGATAGCAAATATTTTATTAGAAATAAGCATGTTATTTCTCCTTATTGTTATTTGACGGATTGTTCCGTTATTGCTGGGTTGTATCTCGGAAGTCTATGAGAGTTTGAATTAGATCCGATAGTTCGGATTTACTCATAGTGAGACATTGAGAATATGAGGATTGTAAACCGATTATAAGTTTATCATATTCTTTGGTATATATCACTGATATGCAATCAGGATACTCTTTGATTCGAAAAGACAATAGTTATCTCCGTTGTTGTAAAAGTCAGGTTGTTTGGGTAATAAGGAACAACCTGAAAATCCCCAGAGTGATTACGCTGCTAGAGCGAATTCCTCGTAAAATGCGTCATTTGCATTTATGGTTTTGCTTGATTTACGGTCATCGCCTACCGGATTGCCACTTTCAGTATCTTGCCCTGTCGAAACCAGGTCACCCCCATAGAATAAAACTTATAAGATGGTGGAGATGGGCGGAATCGAACCGCCGTCCAGAACACATTCCCTACAGTAGATATACAATCATAATAACATTATATCATAGAAATAATACAATGTCAAGTAGTATTTAGTCTACTTTAGAAGTTCATACCAACATTGAATGCTGTAACATTGGTCAAACTATTGTTAACACGGTCTTGAATCCATGTATTACTAACACTACCGAACACATTACTGGTGAAATTGTACTGAAGTGCTGCAATGTTTTTAACATAATGAATTGGACCACCTTCTTCAATCAAAAGTTTATCCGAAATAGAAGATTTATCGGTAAACTTATAACTTGCCCAAATACTTTCACGAAAGATCGTCTGATTCAACTGCACTGCTTCTGCTTTAGCAACACTGGTTTCAAAACTAACTTTGGTTGTGTCACTATTAATCAATCGAAATCCATGACCTACACCGATTACTTCCATGTCTTTGTATTTACCGAACGCATTGTACTGATATCGTGCCGCAGTCTGTAGATAGTTGCGTGAATCTAGATTATAATTAACTTTACCATATACATCATATAGATTTGTTGTGTTCTTATCGTTGATTGACTTGTAGATAGAGTCCAAATCAACATATTCACTAAATGAACTATTCAATGGATCTTTGTGTGAATAGGATAGATTACTGTTGATTACTGTAGTAGTCCTATCAGTTGTACCACCTAGATTGATGGTCAAGTCGTCTGCGGCCAATACTGGAGTTGAAATTGCTGCTGCGATAAGTGTAAGTGCTAATTTATTCATTGTTCAAGTTCCCTATATTTTAATAATCTCATATTGAGTATAAAGTTTTCTACTGCTAATTTAGTCAGAGTGCCAAGTAGAACAGTATTATCAATTTCATTGTTTTCATACCGTTCTAATATACTAGATGCAATCAAAGTATATGCAGCACTCTCACTAATGGATAGTCCTTCCCAATCAATTGGGTCGGCCATCTCCACTTCTTTTGCTAATTCAATTAGTTGGTCTAGTTTCATTTAGGAGTAAAAATCATGACACCATCATGTTCTTGCATTAGATAATGATTATGTGTATCTGAGAGTAAATTGATAAACCCATGCCAATCTACTTCAAGTTCAAACTGCGGATCCAATTCACCTTCATGGTATCTTGGATTATCAGATGACTTGAAGTTTCGCATATCATCACACACAATTACATCATGAATATAAGAAGGTTTAAGTTGTTTAATGAGTTTAATCTCATCAATCAATGGCAATCGTTTTTCCTCTGTGGTATCATCAGTACCGTATAATGATGGAAAGTGTGCGTCCAACCAGAATAGAGTTCTAGACTCTAATGTAGGTAAAAGATTGGTCAGAAATGTGAGACTATCTGCGTGTTCAATCTTCGCATACGGATACATCTCTGTACATTTAGTTACAAAATGTTCACCAATATCGCATGACCGAATATCGGTGTATCCAGAGAATCGTGCAAAGTTAATACCGTCACCTTGATAGCATCCAGTTTCTACGAATGTATCCAGGTTATAAAGTTTTCTGCATCCTTCAATATCAATATGTGATAACCAAGTCATAATATATCTCCTGTTTTACTTCATGTATTTCTGGTAAGCAACACGCCAATCTGTAGCGATTTCTTTTTGTGCTTGTGCTAGTGGGATTTGTCCGGAACACACTAGTGAATGCAACTTAACTTCCAATTTGTCCTTAAGATGCGCATTCCAGGTACCATCATATGGTTGCGGCCATAAGTTATTGATATCATTAGCACCTCCGGCGGTGAGTGGGATAATATGATCAATTTCACAAGACTGTGGACCAGAACAATAGCCTTGATGTGGTTGTACACCATAACGTGCATAGACTTGTTTCTTTAAAGATTCAGGTACATCACGAACAGTTGTAGTTGACCATCCTTTGGCGCAGATAACTTGAGTTGTCAACGCAGGGTCTACAACGCCAGGTGATAGTTTCGGATCAGGCACCTCTGCGGCCACTGCGGCACCAATAGAAAGTAGTAATAGTAATGCAAATTTATTTTTACGGTTCATATTAAGTCTCCTTTTGTACTAATTTACCAGTTGTTCCAATCAACTCTGGATTGTTATCGAACTCTTCTTTTGTTACTACACACATAATCCCTGTATATTTGTTTTTACAAGTTACCATTCCTCTACTGGAATGTATCAAATCTGGATTGTTATCAAACTCTTCTCGTGTTACCTTAAAGAATTCGCCTGTGTGTTTGTTCTTACAAATTATCTTTCCTTTTGCTTTTGCTGATATTTTGGCTGCGGTTTCTTTATTACCTTTATTTACACCAACTAAGTTCGGGTTAGAATGAAACTCTTCTATTGAAACATCACCAACTTCATTTGTCAATATATTTCTAGCCATTATCATACCTTTTCTTCTCTCAGAAAGTTTTGGATTCTTTCTTCCTTTAAGAATAAGTGATAACTTCTCATTCTTTCTTCCTGCGAGAATATGTACCAAATCATCTCTGGCCGCATACTCTTCTTTTGATACAGATAATTTATTGCCATCTTTATCTATACATGCCACATGTCCAGGAGTTGACAACTTAAACTTTCTATCCTTACTTAGTGCTGTCAATTTATCATTACTTTCAAACTCTTCTCGTGTTACCTTTAATCGGTTGCCATGTTCATCTTTGACAAAAACATATCCGGCATTTACTCCTACCAAATCTGGATTACTTTCAAACTCTTCTTTGGTAACACTCAAAGTCTCATTCGTTTTGATATTCCTACATGCTACTTTATTTTTATTAATATCTTTCTGCATACCAAACTTTTCATGTGATATAGTCATATTAATATACATCTCACTCTTATGTGCATTAAGATGAAGCAATATCTTTTTCTCTTTTGCTAATGCTTCTTCTTTTGATTCATGAGTTCTTAGTATCTTTGTAATAAAAAGATGTGGATTCTTTCTTAATTCACTATTCCATATTTTCTTATATTTCTTTGAGGAAACAGAACCATGATAATTTTCGTTTACAACTTTATTTACTGTGCTGTAACCGATATAGAACATCGGTAACTTGTTTCCTTTATATATTGTTAGATATGTGCAGTATTCCATTTGAGGTTTTTATTATTAGTGGATGATACTATTATTTATCTTCCACCTACCTCAAAAGAGACTAAATGATCAAAAAATATTTATATTTTACTCTTGGGTGAATTATTTCCGTATCCCAATATACAGGCCTTCTCATCATTATATTGAATCATAGTCCATGTTTTGGTTTTCTTGTTATAAGTTATGGTGTATTTTGAATCACCCTCGGTATCATCTCCTTGCCATACCGGTTCTTCACCATACTTATTTGCAACCTCATCTGCAAGTGCTTTGGTATCTTTGCACGGCACTGGTTTCATACTCATTGTGATACCGTCTGAATCTGGACCACTTGGAGCATCTGCAAACGATACAGAAGATACTAGTAGTAGTGTGGATAATAGGTACTTAAGTACTCGCATAGTATCTCCTTTTTTAGTGTGTTTTCTATTTATATGCTTTTACCACCTTCACCAATTCACCAATATAATTCTCAGTTTTCTCTAGAAATACAAGTGGTTCATGATCGTCTACTGCCATGATGATTGCAATTTGATTCACTGGAGTACCGATCATCTCTTCCAGGGACACTGCGTAAAATGCCGTTTGTAAAAAATAAGATGTGATATCTTCTTTCTTTTTAACTCTGGATGAAGTCTTGAAGTCAATCACGGATAATACACCGTTGTATTCTCCGATACAATCAACTCTACCAGCAACTTTTAAAGTATCCGAATACAATGCACATTCTTGATACCAGATATTGTCGATGTTATCTAGAAGTGGTCGGATAGACAGAAAGGTTTCTTTGTGATTCGGCATCACATCTTTGAGATAATCTGGATCATTATTCAGATAGGATTCGGCAATAGAGTGTATGCGTGTTCCTCTGTTGGATGCTGTGCGTGATATCCGATTGGCTTCTTCCTCACCGACTTTCTTGCGCCATGCAGCAATAGAATCTCTGGAGAGTGATGAGAGAACCGTAGTGATAGACGGATACTTCTCACCAGATGGTGTAGTATAGTATCGTTTATCGTTGATGGTTTCGGAAGTTAGTTCTGGAAGTGCTTGTGGAGGACAATAAGTGAACATAATATAGTGAATTAAACTCTCTTGAGTAATGCGGAAAGTAACCGATTGGGTTTCGGCACTCTCCGCTTTCTTAGTTTCCCGATGGTGCTTCGGTTTCTGCGGGTGCTGGGAATTGTCCTGCTGCTTCTTTCTCTACACCTTCAATCAATTGGCGTACCTGAACAAATGGTTGGTTACCAAGATATCCAAGAATACCATTGACTAACTGTACAGAGAGAGTGACGGTTTGGGGTGCTGCGGTTGCTGTGGTTGCGTCTGTCATGTCAACTGACTCCTATAAAATAAAATTAAAAAAAATAAAAAGATACTACCGAAACTACTAGAAGAACATTGTACTACACTATAACTATATAGTCAAGTGTTTTTGTGTTACTTCCCACCTTCCAACCAACCGGAAGATTGGTCAGTATTCGGATTTAGTGTGCCTGCGGCCGCAGATGCATCAGATAATGCACGAATGGAAATTGTGAATCTACCATTCAGTTTCCATCCAAGAAGTGCTTGAATGTATGCGGTATCTGTTGTAGATCCACTCCAACGGAATTGAATACCGATATAGAATGGAAGCATAAACCGAATACAGAATATCCCATTACGGAACATCTGTGGCTTTTGCTGTGTGAAGTCAATCCACACCCACTTGCCTGTCTCCGCTGAAATATATCCCGATGTGAACATCAATACCGGCAGGATAAATTCCATAGGTAGCAAGAAAGGAGGCCAATTCAGGATGGTGTTTAGCCATCCCGGTAGGCGTGGATCTTGTTCAGTAGCCCAGTTCATTATTCGTATAAGATGTTGATTGAGCCAGCATCAAATGTATCTGTGCCGTTTACAGTAGTGATACGAACACGGTCTAGTGTTCCAGAAAGAGTTACAGAACCACTACCCAAACTAATAGCACTCACTGCTTGGTACGCAACATTGGAAGAGAAAACCCAAGCATTTGAACCGAATGAAGATA